TGCTTCGAAACGATTTGCGTCAGCTTGCCAGAAGCATTGGCGGTACTGGAAAAACAAAAGTGCAGAATGCCAGAAGCGCATCCAAGAAGATTGCAGAACTTACACTTCGGGCATCTCCACCAACGGCAGACAGGTTTGCGGCTATAGAGGCCGCATATGAATTTGCCGACGACGCTTTAAAGCAGGGTCGCAGTGCATCTCAGTGGTTTCAGGCACACCTTCAAAACGCCATTACTGGCAGAGGTGGAAGACGACCCTTCTTGGGTCCGAATGCTTTTGAGGCAAACGAGGCACTAGAAACAGCCGTAGAGAGTGCAGCCTATTTTACAAACGGCTTTATCAGAAAAGGCGAAATGAAATCAGCTATGAAGCCGTTGCTTCAGTATGGCGATATATTCGAAGGTGTGCCCTCCCCTCCTTCCCCGCGCAGACAAATTAACGAAAGAAGTTTTGTTGAGGGTGGATTAGGTGCAGATGAAAACGGAAAATCTATTCCGTGGTTTCATGCTACTCCAAACACCCGGCCATTTGGCTCTAGGGATTTTGTCTGGGAGGTATCCCGTGCAGTTGATAATCCACGATTTGGTCCCGGTATCTATCTTGGGCGAAGTCAGGAAAATCTGAAGAACATTTATGCAAAAAATCCAACACTTGCTGCTATGGCAAGAATGATTGACAATATGGTCGCAGATGAAGACAAGGGATTTGCCGATCAGATAGCTTATGCTCTTTCATCTGCGCGAATGCAGATCAACGATATCAATATGCAAATGACAAGACCAGAAAATGCAAACAGCAAGGCATTGGTCGAGGAATTAGGTCTGTTGAGAGATGCAGAAGAAGGTCTGGTGGAAACGCTATCGGAGATGGGAATAGAAACCATGCCCGGTGTGGTGGAAACTAGAGTTCGTGCTGTTTCGCCTATTGATATACGCGAGGGAACCCGCTACAGCGTTCATCATCCAGATATGAAAAACATGCTCGATGTTACAATCACAAACGGTTTAGTGCCGGAAGAGAGAATCATAGACTTAACCAATGAACTTGGTGATATAACAGATGGATTTGAAGGCAGTTATCTTTACAGCCGTCTTGTGGATGAAATTGCAGATACTCAGCAAATTGGTGAGGGAGCGGCGAAGGGTGAGCTTACTGCCGCTTTGCAATCTCTGGGGTATGACAGCCTGAGAGTAACAGAGCAAAACAGATTGCCGGAGGCTGGTGTTGTAGAGCATGAGGCTTTGGTTGTCTTTGATAATAAAAACGTAAAGTCACCCGACGCGAGAGAGTTCAATCGCTTCGCAGAATTTTTCCATCTAGAGAAAGCAGACGATGGAGACACCGCACCAGTTGGAGAGCTTGCTACCGCAATGATGGATACAGGCGGTAAACCTGACCCGAATAGAATGGGGGCCATTATTGACCGAATGGAAAAAGGCGGTCTGGCCCAAGGTGCCCAAGTAATTATGAAAAAGATGCGCGGGCAAAACCTGACACCAGAAGAAGAGAGTATTCTTCACACCGCAAATCCGCTCCGCTTTTTGCAGAACAATGCCAACCGATTACGCAACCGTCACATGCACTGGCTGGCAGACTGGACAAAGCCTCGCGAAGGTGCGGGTTTTCACGAAAAGGAAATAAACTTTTTAGCTGCGAAAGTTCTGCCCATTTTAAACGGCATCCGGTCAGTCACCGGAGAGACCCCGTTTACAAAATGGAAAGATACAGTCTTATCCAAGCCGTGGAGTAACAAGGTTAGACAACACCCAGCCGCTGCTGCGGTTGTAAAGGCGTTGCGTCGAGGCGAGGACTATGCTGTTGATAATTTAAATCCAGAGCAGTTAGCTTTGTACAATAAAGTAAGATCTTCCTTCGATGCCGAACTACAGGCAATGAATGACCTTGGTATAGGCGTTGGTCGGATCACAAACTATGTACCGCAGATCTATGACATCGAAGCCATTCAAACGCATCAGGATGAGTTCATAACGATTATCGCGGAAATGATACGCCGGGATCGCAGGGACAATCCAAGCAATGTGTCTTCCTCTCCGGCAGATGCACTTGAGGTAGCTAAGTCCATCATGCTTCGTATCGTTGATGAGGAGGGTGTATACATTCCAGAATTCAAGATGCGCTCATCGCGGAACGGAAAGAACCCACACACTGATTACGCTAGGGTTCTTAATCTGTCGGCAACCAATGAACTTGGTCAGCTAAGATATGGCGACATATTACAGGTTCTCGAAGACAGAGGATTTCTGGTCAACAACCTCGATGGAATTGTAAGTAAATATTTCGAGGGCACGACCAAGAAAATTTTATTCCAAGAAAAATTTGGCACTGGCTCTCACGGCTACCATGACTATATGGCTGTCAGAGGTGGTGGCGGTCGTGCCGCTGTCGAGCTTCTATCCAGCAACAAAGTTGCTCCAAGGGACAAGCTGGCAAAGAGCGACTATAACTCTATTGTGGGTGATGATGTGCGTATTAATGACATCAAAGGTTTTGATGAAGCAGACGCACAGGTAATCGTTGATAATATTATCACTGGTATAGCCAGCGGCACTATGACAGTTCCATCCATTAAAAAACTTTTGGATATGGCTAAACCGAATGCAACTCAAGCAGACCGGGTGCGGTTCGAGGCGGTGGCAAATGCGTTATGGGAACACGAAAATTTTGGGGCCATCAAACAATCGGCTGGAGATTACTCTGATGCGTACTTTGCTCAAATCCAGGGGAGAAACCTCGAACAAACTCAACGGTCTCGCATGGCACGACAAGCATCAAAAGCAATTAGAAACTTTAATTCAGTTACATTACTTTCGTATACTGCCCTTACCTCGCTGACCGATCTTGCTATTCCGCTATTGCGTGGGGCACGAATGCGAGACTCGTTTAACGTCATGCGTAAATCTTTAACTGGAGACAATGCATCCGAATATCGTGCTGCGATTGCGAACATTGGTGCAGCTATGGAGTCTCAGGTACATTCGCGGATGTCCATGCTTTATGGTTCCGCTGGAGGAAAATTAACTAACCAGTTTTTTGCCGCAAACTTATTGGCTCCCTGGACAAATGTTCAACGGAACATCGCAACAGCAACAGGGTATGAGTTGCTAAAAGCACAGCAAAAGATTGCTGTCAAAAATTACAACCCAAACAGCAAGACACAGAACAGGGCATTCCGTAACGCAAAGCGTATGTTGAGTGAATTCGGGATAGGTGAATATGTCACCAATGGTAAAACACTGGATGACCTATCCATATTAGATGCAGTCAATGGTGACCAGAATGTCAGGATGGCACTTCATCGCTTTGCGAATGAGACTATCTTTACACCTAACAAAACTGATGTCCCGTTGTGGGCACAGGGTCCGGTTGGTGCGGTTGTTTTTCAGTTGAAATCGTACCCACTAATGTTCCAGAGATTAGCTGGCAAGATTGTGTCAGAAGCATTTGGTAAAACAGACGGGCAGTTCAATGCCAATTTTGTACCACTGGTAAATTTCTTGCTGGCTGGATCTGCAATGGGTGCGGGCACTCTTACAATCAAAGACTTCGCACAAATGCGCGGAGGTGATGATGATGCATCTTTCGATGTACGGGAAAGAAAGCTGTCAACCATTCTAGAAAAGATGGGATACGATGCTAAGATACACGGCCCTGCCGACGACTTTTTAGGCTGGGTGATCGAGGCACAGATGCACTTAGGTGGTTTCGGTTTGCTGGCAGATATCTTCTATAATGTTGCGGCCCAAGCAGACAATGGCCTCTACGGAGCAACAAGGATATCAAGCACCTTGCTTGGTCCAACATCGGGTACATTCTTGGATGCTGTTCAAACTGGACAAGGTTTGTACGACCAAGCACTAGACCTATCGCCAGACAGCAATGCTAAAGAACGTGCAGCCTATAGAATGCTTGCATCTCGTATCCCATTCGTTGGGGGCAACAGGTTCTTGCGCGAAGGGGCTGCTGACCTTCTTGGAGGCGAGGACACCGCCAAGAAAGACAAGGCATTAAACTATAGCGCAAACTACGGAACCAAGTATGGCACAAACTACGGGGCGAAATACTAGGGGGAACGATGGAAGGTATTAGTATTGGCGATTGGATAACAATATTTTTTGGAGGGTTCACAATTTTATCGGGAATGATTTTTGCGCTAATAAGAAACCATGTAATGCTTCAAGAGTGTGTCAAAAAAATAGAAACGATCTTCGCGCTTATCAACCAGATGAAGGATCGCGGCAAGTGAGATTGTTAAAAGGTAAGTATGCCAGCAAACATTTTCTGTGGACCGAACTGCAATGTCGATGCGGGAAGCCCTGCAATGAAGAGGGCACTGGCCCCAGTCGTTATGTACAACCGGAGGCTCTTGAGAAGCTGGAAATCGTGCGCGGTCTTCTAGGGCCATTACGCATAAATTCCTGCATACGGTGCCCAATCTGGAATCAGGCCGTGCGTGGGGCACCCCTGTCGATGCATCGAGCTACGAGTATTCGCCCTGCGAGAGCGATAGATATTCGCCTCGACTACCCAAAGGAAGAGATCATTAAAGCAGCAGAAGAGGCTGGCTTTCGTGGTATTGGGATTAACTACAGAACATTTGTTCATGTCGATAACAGGAATAGAAGAGTGAGATTTTAATGGAAATTTTAGGAACAGTTGTGAGCGGATTATTTGGTTCCGCTATCGGGGGCAGTGGCCTAGGATTAATAGGAACAGTTGTCGGAAAGACCTTTGGATGGCTTGAGCAAAAAGAAAAAAACAAAACCTTACTGGCTCAAAACGCACATGAATTAAATCTAATCCAAGAGCAGGCTAAAATAAAACAAGTCGAGATGGAAAGCGAATACATGATCGCTCAAATGGAAGCTGATGCAAGCATCCGAACAGCAGCCTACCAGCACGATGCATCCTATGGAGAAACCCCAATGTGGTGTAGTGCCCTCCTCCGCTTGGTCAGACCAGTGGTGACTTTTCTATTAATGGGGATGAGTGCCTATATATATTATAAGGCATACGAATTTGGTGACTGGACAACGACAAAGATGCTTGCCGAAGAAGTAGTCTTTATGTGCAGTCTGGCAATAACATTCTGGTTTGGCAGTCGCCCAGCTAACAGAAAATAAAAAACCCCCAGGTGGCTGAAACAGACAGTTGGATTTTAAAATCAAACCACCACCTAGGGGCCGCCAGCGACCACCGCTGAACGTCTATGAAACTATCTTCCCATTATGGTCAGACCGCTTTTAACTTTTTCAAGATAGCCAGCAAGCAATGGCTGACTAACCTGTCCATTTACCCAATGAACAATGAAACCTTTTTCGCATTGATCTCCAATATAGCCGAAGTCTCCATTGATATGCCTGACACTATCTCCGACTTTTAGTCTCTCGAAAGAGTCCATCTGCTCCTCCCTCAAACTTATTGCTTCTTTTCTCTAGTTTAGGTCGATCATCAATCAAACTTTTTGTGAGTATTGCATCCAGTAAAATAAAAATATTTGCAGCCACATGAGCAAGGTGATGCAGACCACTTTCGGGATCTATATTTTCTCCTTCTGTCCATGCGTTGAAATGTCTGTGAGTTGCACTGATGTAGGTTGAAGCGTTCACCTTTGTTTTTCTCCAGTTAAATGGCCCATATTTTACGGCCCCATCCTTCATAACCCAGGCAATCATTTTCAACGGAATAGTCGGGATCAAAAACAGTGGTGTTTTTTTATCTCCGAATGCTGCTTTTGGATTTGGTTCCTCACCCTTTTTCTTGACCGCCATATTTTTTCTCGAACTCAATTGCATCTCGTCTTGCTTTCAGCTTTGCTAGATCCTGATACAAAGATGCTATCTTACTGATTGCTTTTTTCATCTCTGCCTCATCAGAAATTCTATTCGCAAGGTTCTCTTTAATCGTGTCTATCTGACCCTCCAGATTGTAAATTTCTGCGGAGACTTTTTCGAACTCACTCATAACAGTCTCGCTTTTGGTTGGTAAATTTCGTAATCGTCACAAGGATCTTTCGCTTCTTTGTCGTGCAATGAACATCTCCATCGGACATGGTCATTGGCTTCAGCGTGTTTACAAGTGCTGCACTTTTTCTCTGGAGCAACTCCATGCCAGCACGTATCCGACTTCAGGCACCAGCTTTTGCAATACCAGTCAGTCTCATCAATAGATTTTTTGGTAGCCTCATTGTCCAGTATGCGTTGGATCTTTGCTCTGAGGTACATGATATAATCGTGATCAGCTTCGATGCATTCATCCCAGTACTCAGAATTATTTTTATTATAAGCAATCAACATGGCTCTTCGAACTGGGATATCTCCTGGCCGCAGATACATCATAAGTTGTACCTGTGCGTAATATCTTTGATGGCTTACTTTGGCCCCATGCTTTTTAAATTTTTTAAACGATGCATCATTCATTGATTTGATTTCTAACAGCATCGCTTCACCATCAACCTCGATGATGCCATCTGCATTACCTATAATATGGTTATTGAATGCTGTGCCCCTATATTGTTTTCCTGTGCTGCCATCTTTCTCCCACACATTTCGGTTCGCTTTTTTCAAATGCCTTAAAATTAAATTCTCCAGCACATGACCTAGTTCGAATATTCTTTCTGTCTTTGGGGGAAGTTCGTTGTTTGGAAATCCTCTGTGAGCGAATGCTATCTCCGCTTCGCACTCACTCCCGACATTCGAAGCACCTATATACTCGCGAGGCATTTCTTCTCTTGGGGGGATTGCATCAATGTCTTTAGTTAGACTGCCATTTAATTCGTGAGTGTCAGTCATTTGCCATTGCTTTCTTTTGCTGTTCTAAATCCAGCAGGCTGGAGATTGTGCCAGAGTCTACGATGCACATCAGCTTGATCTCTTGTGGCAGTATGTAGATGGCTGTCCACCCAGTTGATATTTTGTCTACCCATATTTGTGTCAGGTGCCCTCTTTTGCTTAGACCAACAAAGGTTGGGAGCTGGCCTTGTTTCATTAACTCTTGTTTCCCCTCGTCTGCATTAACACAAGGCACTTGCCCCCATGCCGGAGAAGATAAAAACAACATGAGGACAAGTATTCGGTACATTAAAAGGGGATTTCATCATCCAGAAGTCCACCGCTCTGCACTGGCTCTGCTGCTTTTACTTCAACAGCCTCTGGTCTATTCTTCGGTTTTATGCGAACCAAGTTCTGGCTGCTTTCCATCTTATCGGCAGTAGGCTTGAACACACAGTCCCTACCGTTTAGTGGTGTTGCGGATACATTTTGCATTTCACCTTTTTTGTTTTTAAATTGTTTAACTGTTCCGTCATCGTTTTCTTCTTGCCTCATATTGACCCCGACAATTTTTCCTAACAGGTCATCAGTATCGAAGTCTAACTGTGTCGGCTCCGCATCCTTGGGCAATGCATCACAGAGTACGAGGAGTTTGTGCAACCCTTCTTTTTCAATACGAACATTTTGGGCAAAATTTTTGCGGTAGTTTGGATGGCTCTCATGTGCGTCTTTTCTGTCTACTATGAAATAGTGATGCTTCGTAGATATGTCAGGGAAGTGATAGTTTTTGTATTTGACTAGGATTTGTTTTCGATCCCTCTCATCCCAGTCGGCAGTCAGGTCTTCGACCTCTGCAATCTCACAAATGTTTTCCCCATTGTTCCAAGTTGGTTTGTAATCCACTGTCCTTTCATCACCGGACATTTCTACAACTATTCTAGGCATCTTTTTTCTCCTTATTATTTTCTTCTTTTGCTTCAGCTTTTTCTCTGGCTTTTTGCAGAGATTTAAATTCCTCATCATTCATCTTCAGAATTGATATTAATTCAGTGATGTCTGAATACGGCTCGATAGGTCGCAGTCGTGGAGGTCTGCTTGGGTCTCTGGTCTTCGCTTCCCAGCCATTGATAGACTGGGTGACAAAGAAGCGGTTCATCGCGCCGGGAATTTTTGTGCAGGGAGCTTTGTAAAATCCCCAGACGTTATCGAATGCACCCATGAGATAAGGCACTAACTTTTTCCCTTGGATGTACGGGACGTTATAAGGGCGGGTGCCCCCTGGCCTACCTAGATCATCCAGCGTTTCTTTTTTCTCAAGGGCGACAACAAGCTTGTTGCACCAATTAAGTCCAGTAATATCTCTTATGACTTTTTCGAGAAGCCTATTGTGCATCTGGTAAATGGAACCAGTTTGCGTCTTGTCGTATTTGTGTTCGTGCTCACAGTAATCAAAAATTAACTGACTGGCTTTAGTTAAACTGTCTAATACAATTACTTTGTAACCCTGATCCTTGGCATAGTTTTTCACATAGGCAACAAGGTGCTTCAGACAGTAATCGCCTTTCTTTATCCTTGCAGCCTCTGCCGCCTTATTTTGAAGAGGTGCGTATCTACTGAACGGCATGAAATCAACATCATCATTAGAGATAGATGACAGCCCATTCTCTCCACTAAGGATTAATGTCTTGCCAAGCTTTGCTTGTAGTAGTGCAGCTTGTGTTGTTTTGCCTACGCCCGGTGGCCCAAACAAAAGCGTCTTCTGATATTTTATTTCAACTGTCTTTGTTGACAGGGGCTTAAAATCACCTTCATCATAGGCTGGTGCTTCATCAGTCATTATCCATCTCCACTGTTATTTTTCTCAGACCTGGTTTGCGTGTTAGTGCCCGCATTAACATTTGTTTTTCTTCACTGTCGGCTGGCAGCGCATCGAACTTCCTTGCATTTACTTTATAGTCAATGCTCATACAATCTGGCGTGTCTTCTGAACCAAGCGGATAAAGTTCTTCCAGTATTTTCTGTTCGAACTTTCTTATCTCACTCTGGGAAAAAATTACTTTCATCCCCTTGCTGGTTATGTAGTGGAATTGTTCTCCGCTTTCGTTTGGAAACATCGAACCGATAACATCTTTAAGATCTTTGTTTCGGTCATTGAGTTTTGCGATTGCTTTCGCATTCTCTGAAAATTCATTGGCTGCTTCATAGAGTGCAGCTTCATCAACTGGCGGTGCATTGTGCCCGTAGGCCACTCCGTTTTCCTTCATTCGTTGTACCTTTACTTTAAAGTTTTAAATAAGTTTGACTTTAATATAACTTACTATTAATAATTTGTGTAGAGTTTTTTCATCAAATAACAAAAAAAAGAAGAAGCAATGATAAACGTAAAGCAATTAATCGAGGATCTTGGCGGGATAAAAGCTGTTGAGAACGGATGTGAAGTGCATAGAACAACCGTACATAACTGGGTTAGGTACAACAGGGTGAACGATAAGTTGATGCACATGACATTCGACAAAGGTTTAAATATAAAGGATTACTGGAATGGAGAGACAGCAGTTACTAGAACACAAGAAGCGGGTGAAGGAAGCTGCTCATAAGTATGTCGAGGAATATAATTGGATACTTGTTCCCACAATCATAGGTTCGCCAACAAGTCACATACATTATAAACAATGGCGTTTGCCGGAGACACATCCAGAGTATCAACCACCACCATCTCCAGAAGAGATGTTGGGTTGGTTTGATGAGACCCCCCCTATTTCTGTATTGGACAAACGTCCGGTGGAGTTTTTTGATATCGCAGCAGTCACAGGTTCAATGTCTGGCATTGTCGTCGTTGATACCGATAGTAAAGAGGCCGCGACAGAAGCAAGAATGCTGGGTCTTACATCACCAGTCGTCGTCCAATCTCGCAGAGGTTACCATTATTATTGGTTAAACAATGATGAAGTTAACCAGCGCAACAAGGTTGGCGAGTTTCCTGGTCACAAAGGTGATTGGCCCCACGTTGTTGGCTTGGATCTAAGAGCCAATGGCGGGGTCATCAGACTGCCCCCCAGTTATTGTTCTGACAAATTAAACAAGTATGTATGGATAAATGATTTTTCGGAAATACAGGATGACAAAGATTTCGTTTGGAAAGGTATTGAGCGCGGCACATTTACCGCTCCAAAACAAAAAAGGTTTTCTGAAGAAGAAATAGCAGAGCTACGGAAGA